TATTAAGATTTGTATGTATAAATCTAAGAAATACGGCGCAAAAAACTTGCGAATATATCCAGCCTTTTTATCCCGTTTATATCCATTTTTTTGAGTTTTGGATCGCGGGCGCCTTCAACAGAAATTCGCGAGGCGGGCGGGGGCGGGTGCGGGGTTTCGCGGGCGGGGGCGCACCCCAAAAAAATTTTTGTTGCGCGGCCAAACCCACCTGGAGGTAAAATTATTATTTTTTGCCCACTTTCGCGGCTAGACCGGGCTGAATCCGGGCACATTAATATATTTTAAGAAAATACTTCTGATTTCATATAATTTTATGGTATAATATTGTTTATCTTTTCTAAGTTAAAACGGATTATTCCTAGAGAGACTCTAAAGAAGTAATACTATATAGAATAAAATAAAAAAATCTTTAGAATATTCTAGGAATTAAACTAGAAAACAATATTATTTGAGGTATAATACTAATTATGGCTGAAAAAGGTAAAATCACTGTTGATTCTGAAGAAGAAATCAGGCAAATTGAGAAGGAATTAGAAGAAGAAGCTAGGTATGCAGTAGCTTCTGCTAAGGGAATTGTGCCTGCAGATGCGGTAATTAAGATTGAACGCAAAAAAGGCAGACCAAGTGGAGGATTGTCCGCAATTTCTAAAGCAGCAGGTGGTAAAAAGTCCAGAATCAAGCGCGGAAGGGCATATAAACCTACTGATGATGACTATTCTAAGGTAGAAGAGATGGTTACTATAGGTTTAGACCAACATACTATTGCTAAGATAATGGGTATTAGTAATGCTACCTTAACTAAATATTTTGCACATAATTTATTAGTTGGTAGGGAAAAGCGCACTGCCCGCGTAGCTGGTGTAGCCTACGAAATGGCAGTATCAGGTGAATCACCTAGTATGACTACATTTTGGCTTAAGACACAGGCTGGATGGTCTCCGAAACACACTGTAGTGGTGGAAGATAGGACTTTTGATATTAAGTGGGCAGCGGATGCCGCAGATATTGCAGATGCTAATAGACATTTAAGGGATAAAGACGATAAGGTACACTAATGCTTTCTAGAATACACGCCAGACTTACGCAACAATTAATTGAATCTGGCACTGGTGAATTAGAGGCAGAAGAATTAGCTAAAAACATCTTAGTGCAAAGGGGACATCTGAATAGAGATGGTTCAGTTACTACAGAAGGCTATATTAGAGGGAATATGAGTGCCGAAGAGCGCGCTATAGACCGAGCAATAAAAAGATTTGGTGGTATTCCAGAAAATTATGAGTATGACCCAGTTAAAAATTATGCTTATAAGAAGACAGGGAAAGGAATATGGAGGAAAAGAGGAAATCTATAGTAATTCCTTATACACCAAGGGAATTACAGAATGAAATACATACAAATTTAGATAGATTTAATGTTGTAGTATGTCATAGACGGTTTGGTAAGACAGTATTTGCCATTAATCAGCTAATTAAAAGTGCTGTAGAAAATGTAATATCTGGTAAGCCAGCACCGAGATATGCTTATATAGCACCCTTATTTAAACAGGCTAAGACAGTAGCTTGGGATGAACTTAAAAGACTTTGTGGAGTATTTCCTGAAGTAAAGTTTAACGAGGCAGAGCTGAGAGCCGACTTTATGGGTGCTAGGATACAGCTCTACGGAGCTGACAATTATGACACTCTAAGGGGAATTTATTTAGACGGAGTTGTGCTTGATGAGTACGCCCAGATGAACCCAAAGATGTTCTCTGAGGTGATAAGGCCCGCTCTCTCAGACAGGAAAGGGTATGCAATATTTATTGGTACACCAAAAGGGAAGAACGAATTTTATGATTTATATCACTCAGCACCAGAAAGAAAAGGATGGGCTAGGTTCTTATATAAGGCGAGTGAAACAGGGATATTAGATGATGAGGAATTGGAACTTGCGAAGCAAGATATGGCAGAGACTGAATTTGAACAAGAATACGAGTGTTCTTGGTCTGCTGCACTTAGAGGTGCGTATTATGCTAAAGAGATTGAAACTGCTTATGATGAAGACAGAGTGGGGAAAGTCCCTTATGACCCTTCTAAGCAGGTAGTAACTGCTTGGGACCTTGGTGTTTCTGATGCAACCTCAATTTGGTTTGCACAATTTATAGGGAAATCAGTACATCTCATAGATTATTTTGAAGGTTCAAATGAGGGTTTACCTTATTATATAGATGTATTAAATAAGAAAGGATATAGGTATGGTGCTCATATTGCACCACACGATATAGTAGTTAGGGAGTTTTCTACTGGTAAAAGCAGAAGGGACCTGGCTTATGACTTAGGAATAGACTTCCAAGTTGCACCAAAATTAAAAGTAATGGATGGTATTGATACTACTAGAACTTATTTGAACAAATGCTGGTTCGATGAAGAAAAGACTAAGAAGGGATTAGAAGCCTTACTTCAATATAGAAGCAGTTATGATGACAAGAAGAAAATCTGGTCGCAGAAGCCAGTCCACGATTGGACTTCACACGCCAGCGATGCCTTTAGGTACTTAGCTATAACGGATGTAGTATTTACTGGTAATGATAGTGTCTGGGGAAAGGAACTACCTAAGACAGATTTAAGTTGGATAATATAAGAGGAGAATATTATGGCAATTAACCCTATATGGTTAGAGAATGTTATTAAAGAGATGGCACAGGACATCAAGGATTTGAAAGAGATTATGAAAGCAGTCAATAGTCCGCCACCTAAAAAAGAAACCAAGTACCCAATTAATAAAGGTAAATAATTTATGGCGAAGTCCAAGAAAATGACAGAGCGTGAGTTAGCTGCTCACCTAGAGGGCGAGATTACATCCTCTTTAGGATACCTAGATGGCAAACTTACCACACAACGCTCAGATGCACTAGACCGCTACTACGGTAAGAAGTATGGTAATGAGCAGGAAGGCAGAAGCCAGATTGTTACTAGAGATGTGGCAGATGTAATTGAATGGATTATGCCATCCTTGATGAAGATATTTACTGGTGGAGATAAGGTTGTTAAGTTTGAACCTGTAGGACCAGAAGATGTTGAGATGGCAAAGCAATCTACGGATTATGTCAATCACGTCATTATGCGCCAGAATCCTGGATTTTCTATTATATACCAATGGTTTAAGGATGCTTTGCTACAAAAGAATGGTATTATTAAACATTACTGGGATGATACAAGTGAGACATTAAGAGAAGAGTATAAGAACTTAACTGAAGAAGAGTTCACTGCTCTCTTAATGGATGATGGTGTAGAAGTAAAACAACATACACAAAACGGTGGTGATCAGGAAGAAGAAGATGTTATTCCTTTACAGCCACAGCAGATAACACACGATGTTATAGTAAATAGAACATATGAAGATGGGCAGGTAAGGATAGAGCCTGTACCACCAGAAGAATTTTTAATTAATAAATATGCCAAGACAATCGAGGATGCTCGCTTTGTCGGTCATAGAGTCAAGAAAACTAAATCTGAATTATTAGAACAGGGCTATCCTAAAGCTAAAGTAGATAAAGCCTTCAATAATGATGAAGCTGATTATAAAGCAGAGAGATTAGCTAGATTTAATCACGAACAAAATTCAGCACCAGAAGGTGATTTGGATGATGGAATCTGGGTAACAGAGTGCTATGTCAGAGTTGACTTTGATAATGACGGTATTGATGAATTAAGAAAAGTAACGAAGGTTGGAGATGAATTGTTTGACAATGAGGCTGTGGATAGTGTTCCCTTCTCCTCCCTTACACCTATCCCGATGCCTCATAAGTTCTACGGTCTGAGTGTTTATGACTTAATCTCTGACCTTCAACTAATTAAGACTACTCTAATGCGTAACTTACTAGATAATATGTATCTAACAAATAATGGGCGTTATGAGGTAGTCGAAGGACAAGCTAATTTAGATGACCTAATGACTTCAAGACCAGGCGGTATTGTAAGAGTAAGGACTCCTGGTGCTGTTAATCCTTTAGCAACACCACAACTAGACCAAAATTCTTTCAATATGCTTGGTTACTTGGATAGTATTAGAGAAGAGCGTACTGGTGTCAGTAAGAACTCTATGGGTTTATCTGAAGGTGCTTTAAAATCTCATCAAACTGCTACAGGCGTAAGTCAAGTTATGACTGCAGCACAGCAGAAGATTGAGTTGATTGCCAGAATATTTGCAGAAACTGGTATGAAACATCTGGCAAAATCTGTATACCAACTGGTACAGAAATATGAAAAGCCAGAGAAAATTGTAAGACTTAATAACAAATGGATAACAATGTATCCATCGGAGTGGAAGGAGTCTTTGGATTGTACTGCACAAGTTGGACTAGGCTTTGGTAATAAGGATATGAACCTTATGCACCTAGGTAGACTGGCACAGACAATACAGATGATTGCACAGCACCCAGCAGCAGGTATGTTGCTCAAGCCTAAGAATGTATATAATTTAGTGGCAGAGCAGATCAGGTCAATGGGTATGAAGAATGTAGATGACTTTATTACTGACCCTGGTGATCAGGATGTTCCACAAAAGCAAGGGCCTTCTCCAGAAGAACAAGCCAAGCAGATGGAAGCACAACTTAAGGCTGAAGAAATAAAGGTTAAATTGCAAAAAATTCAACAAGAGTCTGCAATAAAACAACAAGAAATGCAACTTGATGCGGATATAGCACAGCAAGATTTGGAACTTAAGAGACAGGAAGCTAAAGTTGATATGCAAATAAAGGCACAAGAACTTGAAATTAAAAAAGCAGAACTTGCTTTGAAACAACAAGAACTTATATTAGAGAGGGAGCAGGAAAGACCAGTTGCTATTGGTAATGCCTGAATAGACTATGGGTAAGAAGAAGGGAGAGGAACTGCGTAGAGCAGATGAAGCAAAACGATTGTTAGAGACTCCTCTGTTTAAAGAGTCGTTTACAACAATTAGAGAAGAATTAATTAAACATCTCTTGAATACTAGAGTTGCTGAGGAAGTAGAAAGAGATAGATTATATATAACAATTAAAGCACTGGACCTGGTAGAACAACACATAAGGTCTGTGTTTGAAACTGGCAAACTTGCAGAGAAGGAGCAAGAAGAATTTATTAACTAAGTGAGAGGAGTGACCGATGGATTCCGTAGAGAATAACCAAGAAGGTAGATTTGAAAGAGCAAAGGCAGGTTCTAGTGAAGAAGCTGCAAATACAATCCTTAATATGTGGGACTCAGAAGAGCAAACCGCAAGCGAGGAAACCAAAGCCGCTGTTGACGAGGAATCGGTAGAGGAAACAAAGGAAGCTGAAAATACTGAAGAAGAAGCCCCTGAAGAAGGACAAGCTGAAGAAGAAGTAGAAGAGGAAGTATCCGAAGAATCAGAGGAATCTGAGGAAGAAGAGTATGATGTAGTAGCCGAAGAGGATTTGAAGTATACTATTAAAGTAGACGGAGAGGAACTAGAGGTTGGTATTGAAGAACTCAAGAACGGATACCAGAGACAGGCTGACTATACTCGTAAGTCTCAAGCACTAGCAGAGCAACGTAAGGAGACGGAGAATATCCAGTCCGAGCGTATGCAACTAGAGCAAGAGAGGCAAATGTACGCAAATGGTCTTCAGATGTTGCAAGAGCAACAGACAGCCAAGTTGCAAGACTTTGATAAAGTTGATTGGGAAACCCTTAAGACAGAGGACCCTTATCAATATATGCTAAAGAAAGATGAGTACAGAGATGCACAGGATAAAGTTAACAATGTTGCAGAGCAAAGAGCTATTATACAACAAGAACAGCAAGCTACTATGCAAAGAGCTAGAGCAGATTTTGTTCAACAAGAATACTCTAGATTAATACAGGCTTTACCTGAGTGGAACGATAAAAATTCTACTATTAAGAATGATGTGCGTGAGTACGCCGCCTCAGTAGGATTTAGACCAGACGAGATAAATCAGTTAGCAGACCATCGCAGTGTCTTAGTAATTAAGAAAGCAATGGAGTTCGATAAGCTAACCAAGAAAGTAGCTCCGAAGAAGAAAGCAGTCAAGAAAGTTCCCAAAGTACAAAAAGCTGGAAGAGGAAAATCAAAGGAAGATACAGCTACTGAAGCACTAAAAGCAAAGCGTACACGGTTGAGGAAGACTGGTAAGCAACAAGATGCCGCTTCCTTATTTTATGATATGCTTTAAGGAGATATTGAAATGCCTACAAATTTCAGTACATACGATGCAACAGCGATTCGTGAGGATTTGTCTGATGTAATCTATGATATTTCCCCTACTGATACTCCATTCCTATCGGGTATAGCAGGTAAAGGTACTGTTTCTAACACTTATTTTGAGTGGCAGACAGATGCCCTAACCGCTGCTTCTGGAACTAACTATCACGTGGAGGGAGCTGCTGTGGGTGCTGCGACTACTACTGCTACAACTAGATTGGGTAACTATACTCAAATTAGTAAGAAGGTGGTTGAAGTCACTGGTACTCAGGAGACAGTGAACAATGCCGGTAAGAAGTCTGAAATGGCACACCAACTCGCAAAAGCCTCGAAAGAGATGAAGCGAGATATGGAGACTTCACTATTAGCTAACAACGCAGCTGTGGCAGGTAACGCCTCTACAGCACGTGAAACCAAAGGAGCTGGTGCTTTCATTACGACTAACGTAACTGATGCTGGTACTTCTGGTTCACACGCTGCGGTTGTTGAAGCTGATATAACTGCTGTTGCAGAATCTACTTGGAATGCTGGTGGCGAGCCATCAACAATCCTTCTAGGTGCTACCAACAAAAAGTTGATTACAGCAATGTCTGGTCGTGCTGACAATACTCGTAGTATTGTTGACGACAACAAGTCAATCTACAATGCAGTTGATGTTTATGTATCAGATTTTGGTACATTCAACATTACGCTAGACAGATACTGTGACCAAGACCTTGTATACTTCCTAGACCACGATATGTGGTCAGTAGAGTATCTTCGTGATTTCCAAACTGTGGATATTGCGAAAGAAGGTGACTCAGACAAGAAGATGCTTCTTGTAGAGTTTGGTCTACGCTGTGGCAACGAAGCAGCTAATGGAGCAATCCGTTACACTACTGGTTAATAGCTAACCTAAATACCACCCTAGGAAACTGGGGTGGTTATACTTATGGCAGTAAAATCTAAACTAATTCAAAACGCAGACGGAACTTTAACTCTAGCCAGTGGACAGGAAGATAAAGCAGTTAAAGACATCTATGATAAAAATAGGTCTGACAAGTTCACTGCTGGAAGAAATAAATATAAAGGAGACTCTCAGTTCTCACACAGGGTTGCCAGAATACCTCTTATTGTAGTTGAGCAGATGATGAGAGATAAGGTTTGGGGAAACCAAGAAAGGATGAGAGAGTGGTTGAATCATCCAGACAACGCTGCTTGGCGTACTACTAAAGGAAAAGTATAATGGCATTAAGCACATTCACAGAATTAAAAGATGCAGTAGCGGACTGGCTGGATAGGTCAGACTTAACAGACAGAATACCGGACTTCATAACTCTGGCAGAGGCTAGACTCAATAGGGATTTACGCATACGCCCTATGGAAGTAAGAAGTACGATGGAAACCACAGCAAGTCAGAGATATTTTAATCTCCCCGGTGGTTATTTACAAATGCGTAATATGCAAATTAATACGAACCCTATCACACCTCTCGAATATATAACACCAGAGATGTTGGATAGGTTATATGGAAGTGATACGACTGGTAAACCAAGAGCTTATTCACTCATAGGTGACGAGATACAATTAGCACCTATACCAGATTCTGACTATACAGTTGAGATGGCTTTCTATGAGAAATTTACACCGCTAGGTGATGGTACTTCAGGTACTGTAACAAGCAACTGGCTTACAACAAATGCACCAGATGTATTATTATATGGTGCACTATTGGAGGCAGAGCCTTTTATTAAGAATGATGAAAGGATCAGGTTGTGGCTATCTGCTTATGAAGGTGCAATTAAGAAACTGCAAGATGCGGATGCTAGGGATAGACATTCTGGTTCAGCGATGAGAGTACGGAATATCTATTCTGGAGTTGAAGGCTAATGGCTCAGAGCACTTGGTCGGCAGAATCAACTGTCTGGTCTGGAAATTCAAACCTCTGGTCTAACGATACTTACCAAGTAACTGCGGTAATGACTCAGACTAATTTTACTCAGTCATTATTAGAAGATACAGTATTTCCAAGGTCGTTGTCTATAGGAACGAATTTTGGAATGACAGGCACAACAGCACACGTTATGCCAGCATCAATAACATTAGATGAAAGCGGTACAATAACAAGTTCTTCTAGCCACGCTATGCCAGTTACTGCAACAATGGCAGGTACAAGCGATATGAAGAACAACGTGAACTTTCCAGAGAGTGCTACACTAAGTATGAATAACTCTGCTTCAAGTGAAAACAATTTCTTATGGAATGATATAGAGGAAGACGAGGATACACTTTGGACAAAAATAAGTGACCCAGATAATTAACAATAGGAGTAAATAATGGCATTAGGTAATGTAGACATCGGGCTGGCTAACTTTTGGAAAGTTACTTGTCTTGATAAAGATGGCAACATCAAATGGGAAGAGGATAACAAGAATATAATTGTGACAGCAGGTCTGAATCATATTCTTGATGTACAATTCCACGCAGCAACACAAGTTACAACTTGGTACATAGGTCTTAAAGGTGCTGGTACACCAGTAGCCGCAGATACTATGGCATCACACTCAAGTTGGGCAGAACTGACTGGCTATTCTGGAAACAGAAAAGAATGGACAGAAGGTGCAGCCTCATCTGGTAGTATGACTAACTCATCAAGTGTAGACTTTACAATTAACGCAACAGCAACAGTAGCTGGTGCTTTCTTAAATACAGCGGCAACAGGAACAGCAGGTACACTATATGGTGTAGTTGACTTTAGTTCCTCACGTGCAGTAATCTCTGGTGACACACTACAGGTAACAGTAACAGTAACAGCTGCTTCAGCATAAAGGAGTAGACAATGGCTTTAGAGGATTTAACAGGTACTAAATACCTTGATGACCTAAATTCATCAAACCCAGCAGCTGGCGATAACGTCTCTGAGGGCGATGACCACATTAGAGGTATCAAGAATGTACTTAAACTTACATTCCCAAATATAGATGCTGCCATAAATGCCACGCCCACAGAACTTAATTATGTTGATGGTGTAACCTCTGCTATCCAAACACAGTTTGATGCTATTACAGCTAATAACTGGGTTACTAATGCTAGGATGGCAGACGATGCTATTGGTGTAGCAGAACTGAGTGCAACAGGTACAGCTTCGAGTTCCACCTATTTAAGAGGTGACAATTCTTGGTCTACAGTAGATGCTCTACCTTCTCAGACTGGACACGCTGGCAAGTATTTAACAACAAATGCTACAACTGCAAGCTGGGCAACATTAGATACAGATGCCAACACAACAACCAAGGGCTTATATGAGCACGAACATACGATTGATGCAAACTACTCTATAACGAGTGGTTCAAATGCGATGAGTGCTGGGCCAATAACAATTTCTAGTGGAATATCGGTTACTGTGCCGACAGGCTCGACTTGGACAATAGTATAGGAGATATAGATGGCTAAAGTAAAAATTACAGGACACGCATCTGGCACAGGCATACTGACCGTTACCGCTCCTAAT